CCGGCCAGTTCTGCCTCAAAGCGCCTCGCTGCGATCTCGCAATAGCGTTCCTCAAACTCGCATCCGACAGCCGCGCGCCCCTCGAGGGCCGCCGCAATCAACCTCGATCTCGGCACAATCGCCGTGGTACAGGGCTACACCTTCGCGAGAATAATAGGGCTTCATTTGCCGCCCTCGCAGTGACCCACAGCAGCGCGAGCGTTCCAGCAGCCAATAAGCTCGTTTTGATCCATGACCTCGCCCGGCATAGAAACCAGACACGCGGGGCAATTGATTGAGCCGTAGCGATGATATTTGCTCGGTTCGTTCAAAAAAATCTTCTTCTCGCCGCAGAACGGGCAGGGCAAGAGATCTGGCTTACTCATGGAGTACCGCGCCTTCCTGTGGGGATTGAAACACCGGCCGCACGACGCACTTAATCGACCAGCCCACGCTGCCGGCATACTTGACGAATCCCGCGCCGCATTCGGCCGGACAATCAAACCGGGTGAATTTATCAGGCAATTCGATCTCGCCATGCTCTCCGCAGGTAGGGCACCTGAAACCATGCGTTGTCATGTTTTTTTGCTCCGGGCGAGGGAGCGCGGAAGTCGTCACCCGCTTGAAACCGGATTTATCGCGCTCTGATTTCATCTCTGCGACGTAGGATTCGGCTTCCTTCTTGGTGTCGAAAAAGACGCCCTTACCGTCCTCGGCCACGTCACACCAGCCCTGACCGACAACGAAAACCTTCGCGCCATAGACTGCCGTGCAGGTGTCCTTGTTTAGCCAAGTTGTCACCTTGTATTTCGTGATCTGGACGCTCATGCGCTCCCCCGATCCTGCGAAGGCAGTGAAAGTACCGCGTCTGCGATGCGATCAACCAACATCGGGGATGTGTAGCCGTTGTGGCTAACCATTATGCCGGTGATGGTTCGGACCAAGTTATCTTTCATGCCTATCCGGTTATCACCCATGATCGCTAACCCTAGACCTGTGTGCAGCGAAAAGACGGCGGCTATACTTAGACCTGTCGCCGTAGAAGTCGTATCCCCACGGCACGTCTTCCGAGTGCACATAGTCGGGACCGCCGAACCAGTAGCGAACGCGGCGAAACGGGTCCTTGTCCGGCCAGCAACACGCCTCGCCACAATGGTACGTCCAGACCAAACCTAAGACAAAGACGGCGGCAATCACGACGGCCTCACCCATACCTATCTCCCGCAGCCGCATGTGGGCCAGCCGCAAGCCAGCCGGTGGCGCTTGCCGTCACAGACCACATCTTCTTTCTCTTGGCCGTAGGGCCGCCCTAGCATCGACTCCATGGGGTCCACGTAGGGCTTGACCTCTTCTGGCTTGGCAGCCTTCCGCAGGGCCGTTTCTGTGCGGCTGAGAAGGTCCATGAGTCCGTAGTTCCTGCCGGTATCATGCAGGCTGACGCGGCTGATCTCGTTGGCCAACTCATGAAGCTCAGTCTGCGCCGCGTCTCTCTGCGGCTCCATCATCGCCTGCATGTAGTCATCTCCAATATTGGTCGAGAAGTTGGCGCTCATTTATCTATCCCTTGATGTCATGGGTGATAACCGGATAGGCATGTTATCTTTGGTTGCAGACGCGTCGGGGTTCGAACCTTTCGCACCCAGGGCTGACCGGGCGATGGCCCGCATAGAAACCGCCGCAGTAGCATCCATCTTCGTCTTTAAGGCAATCATTCGCAGCGCAAATTCGAGATCGACGATGCGATCATGATAGGCGATATTCTGCTGCATTAGCGGGTCGTCTAGGTTCAACATCGCTAGACTCCACTCTCGAACGTCGTGGAGGAAATCGCCGCAGCCCTCGCGCTCTTCGAGGCGTGCATTCCGTTCCTGGCGTTGGCAAACTCGATGGCCGATCGCATCACGGCACGAGCAAATTCCTTCTGCTTCGCCGTGATTTTCATGCTGTCGATCGCCTCGCACATATCGCCGACGTATTTCTGGGTGAACAGGAGGGTCATCACTGATCCTCCGTATTGTCGTCGATATAGGCGCCGATGTTGAAGGGAGCCTTTGATTGCGCCGATGGGAGCGAGGGCACCCCCGTGAACTGATGCTTAATACCGTTGCGATCCTCAATTTCTTCGCCGCTCTGTATTTGCTTCGCCAGTTGCTTCACTTCGACTTCCGCTGCCCCATACGCCTCTGAAAGCCTGCCGAACAAGTTGATGCGCGCCGCTGCCGCGCCCATTCCGGCGATCCTGCCAGCGGCAATCTGTAGAGCCTCGACAACGCTGGAGGCTGGCGATGCTTGGGCAGCACCGAGGGATAGAATGGCATCGGCCTTCGCAAGTGACGGCTCGACGCGCCAGAGCGAAACTGGCCCCTGCATCTTCGTCAGCGCGTTGGCGTTGTCGTAAAGCAGCCATGCGTCGGGGTCGATGATGCGAGCGACGGCTTCCCGGCTCTGCACCTCGGATCGCTCACCCCCCGCACTGCCCTGAGAGGTGGTGGATGCAGCAACTAGGTAAGCGTCCCTCTCTTCGTCTGACATGCCATCCCAACTTACTTCGATCTTTCCTTGACTAAACAAGATGTCGGCAAACCGCTGTGCTATCTCCCCCGCTCTGCCATGAGAGGCGGCTTGCGACTTGCCCACGTTCGGATATTTGGCGTCCGGCACTAAGCCGGAAGTCGCCAGCTTTTTTCGCATGCAAGGGTTGGTCGAGCACACCTCAGCCGAAAATCCGCAGTCGCAGTTTGTATTGCCCTGAGAGGCGGCTTGGATTGCGCTATCTAGCCGTTTCCAGCCATTGTGAGTGCCGCGCTTCGCAATCTCGTCAACGAGTGCCTGCGCAGCCTTCAGCAACTCTCCTGCATCTGTATGGGGGCTCATGGGCGCACCTGTAGGACGGAGATGCTTTTCTTGAGGCGCTTGGCAAACATCGTTGCAACCGGCTTGCCGGTTCCGTCTGTCTGCGACGTGACCGCATCTTTATGCTCGGGGTTTTCGAGCAGATATTCCGCAGCGTCACATGCGAGGGCGAAATGTTCTGGATCGCAAAGAAAAATGAAACGGCCGATCATGTCGCACCTCCCGACCTCTCCAGAGGCACTACTGGGCTCCCCGGAATCGGCATCCAGTGGGTCACAACGTCAACGATCTTGTTGGCGCTATTCCGCCACTTGCCATCTCGATAGCGGGCCACCTCGGCAGGGTGATATTTGGTGTTGATATATCGCTCCCAAACGAGAACCCACTTCTCGTCTTTCGGCGCCGTTTCAATCGGCTGCCACTCCAGCGCCTTCGTAAGCTCCGCGATGCGGGCATCTGCCTGTTCAACATTTGTCGCGGCCTGTCTGAAAAGGTCCATGCGCTCGATGGCGATTGAGCGAATTCGCTCGATTTCGTCGGCGGCCTCGGTGACCCACTTAGCGTTTTCTTTGCCGGTAGCGTCGGCGATGAACACGGCTGTCCTACGCAAGCGTTTCACGATCCCTGGCCGGCACTGGGTATGCGGAGCGGTCATAGTCCAACCACCAATACGGGCTTATCGAGCCGCAGTTTCTCGCCCCGGATACGATGAAAATGCGTCGTGCCGTAGTGCCAAGGCTGCGGCGGGTCATAGCTCAGGTCATAGGTCCAGAAGCGATCTTCTGTCCCGGCATCCATGTGCGTGCCCACGATGTAGAAGTGCACCCACTGGCGCAGTGTCTTTCCGGCCGCCTCGGCTTCGATCTCAAAATAGACGCGTTGGCCCGGCCAAAATTCAGGGCCATTCTTCGCGGCCTGCACAAGCCAGCGCCAACCGTCGTTGTTATCGAGTAGGCCCGCCTCACACTCGAAGGCGCATTTCTGCACCTGCTCAATGGCGGACTTCATCGACCAATTTTTTACGGGCAGTTTGTCAGTCACTTTCCATCTCCCTTCAAAACTTCCGAACCCGCCATCCTGTAATGCGTGACGGTGTGCGGGCTGCCCAGCATGTAGGGCGCAAAATCGATTTTGAATTGCTCGTACTCGACCATCGTCCCGGGCCAGACCCATTGGCCGTTTTGAAGCTCGGTGAACCACCACACGCGGCGGCGTTTCCAGGTCGGTTTTTCCATCACATCACCACCAGCGCGTAGAGTGCCGCCACGATAATTCCAGGAACGACCCACGGCGCTAATTCGAAAATGCTCACGGCATCCACCTGTCGATCGGACGGGAGGCGGTTCGCTGCGGAGATCGTTTTTGGAATCCCGCCGACTGGATCTTCGGCTTTTCGTTCTTGATGCCCTGGTGCTTGTCGCTGATGCGCTTGACCTTCGCGATTAACGGAACGTCGTGCTTGCGGGTTTTCTCGTTGTGGCAGGCGTGGCAGAGCACCTTGCAGTTATCCAGGGTCGGTTCGCCACCAAGGCCGTCTGCAATGTCGTGGTCGAAATGGAATTTGTGGCCGAACAGCGCGCCACAGGTTGCGGCCTCGCACTTGCCGGCAGCCCGGCGTAGTGCATCGCGTTTTACCTGTTTGGGGAATTCACGCCGGCTCATGAAATACCACTCCATGATTGGCGCCGAAGGCTGCGATGATTTCCAGCAAATCTGAAAATTCGGCCTTCGATAAATCGGATGAAGATCGGCCCAGACTGACAAACCCGTTTCCGTCAATATTGGGAACCATGCGGACTTCACGCTTGAGGGCGTCAAGGAACAGCAGTTTCCAGTCATCGGGTGATAACTTGATGCCGTGCCAAGGAAGCTGCGTTGCGATATCCGTGAGACTTGCCCAGAGTTTTGAATTTTGGTCGGTCGTTCGCTTGGCCTGCTTGAACTCGAGGCGCGTCCCTGCCGGCGCCTGCTCAACCCAACGGGCTGCGCGGAGACGGTCGCTAGGAGAACTGAGGACGAGGGCTGCCCGGCTCATGCGGCTTCCTTCTCGCCATAGAGGCTGTTGAGCTGCGAAAGCTTCACGGCCAGTTCCAGGAGAAAGCCGGCGATCTCGGATTCCAGTTCCTTGATACGCGTGTCGTCGCGGGGCACGCGCTTGATGAATAAGCGCATGTTCTCCGGCATCCGCGGATCGTAGGAAACAAAGTCACAATAGCTCCGACCCGTGCAGGCCATCTGGAATTGCATCTGGGAATCGTATTTGGATGGGACGGCCTGACCGAGAAGCGTTTCCAAATGCGTTGCCGTATTCGGGCACTTGATCTCGACCAGACCATCCCCGCCGACCAGACCGTCCGGGGAGCATCCGGCTTGGTCGATCTTGGGATGGGGGACGAACGCGACTTCCTCGACCGTCACGCCCTGATAAAACTCATAAGCGGCGCGGGCCTCGGGCTCGGTCTCGGTGCCGTGTTGCATCGCTGCGTTGGTGTAGGATTCCGCAACCGTGCCCGTCAGGCGCTCGGCAATGAGCTGGGCGGCGTAGTTCGCCCGGCCGGCGCTGTATCCGCTCTTGGTCTTGGCTACCACGTCAGCAACGCGGGAGGCGGTCACCTTGCCGAGACGCAAGGCTTTCCATTCGTCTGATCCCTGGATAATCATTTTGCCCTCTTTTTGTTGAGTGCGGCGACGGCGCGCGGGAAGTCTTTCGCCGAAATGTCTGCGAAGCTTTCAACCCGGAAATATTTGCAGAAGGCTTCCTTGTCGGCGGAAACTTCGTCGCAAAGTGTGACCAGTTCCTCGACCTGTTCGAGCGTGATTGCCCCGCCAGCGCTCGCCATCTTCCCGTCATCGTCATTCGACGCGGCGAGGCCCAAAGCCTGCACAAGCGAGTAGCGCTGCAAATACGTCAGCGTCGATCCGAGGCTGTGGATGGGGCTTTTGTTGCCGCTGCTGTCGGGCGGGCCAGTAAGGGTGTTTTCCTCGCTGTGGCCGTGACCGAACAGAACGCAAGTGACCGTGATGGCCTTTTCCGTCTGCACCGTGCGGAAGCGGTAGGAGAGGCCGTGCCTGCCCAGGATCGGATCAACAACGGCAGCGATGGCGGCAAAGTCCGCATATTTCTTATCGTTGTGGCCTTTGGCGTTGCGCGCGATCGGGGGAATCTGGCCCTTCGCTGCGGCAACGGCTTCGTCAAAAGCCTTGCGGGCTTGCTTGACTTCGGCCTTGTCGCGCATGTCCATCAGCTTCAACATCTTGTCCATATCGACGGACGGATCACGCGCGGCGCGCTCGATCATGTGAAGGACGGCGGCGGTTTCGGAACGATCAACCGGGATCGGCTCGGACGGGCCTTGAATGGTGAGGGGCTGGTTCATGGTTTACTCCGCTGCCTGCTGCATGATCTCGGCGACCTGAAACTGTGTGAGCATCGCGTCAGTCTCTTCGGAGACCTCGCCGAACGCTTCCAGATCAGCCATGGCGCGCTCGTAAAGCTGGCGGGCCTCGGTCGTCTCGGCGTTGAACATGCGCTGCGCAAACTCGCGCATCCGGTTCCACTTCGGAGAATTGCGATAGGGCGCGGCATCGGCCATGCGCTCGTTGTATTTGGCGAGCTGCGGCTTGGTGGCCTTGGCGAACCAGCGGCCCATGAACTCTGTGTCGGTCGTCATGTTCGGCCCCTTGTTCTTTAGGGGCCGTAGCCCCGTTCGATGAGGAAGACCATAACCTAGGTTATTATAACCGTCAATAAGAAAAGTTATAATCTTGGATAAAAAGATTGCTGCGGTGCATGATGCGGGCGAATATGCACTCAAGGGGGCTTAGCTTAGCGGCCTGATTCTTTGCCGACCGCGACGTGGCACTTTTGCCAGTCAGCCTTTTTGACCGTGAATTTCTTCGGCGGGTTGCTCTGGCTCAGGAAATAAACGGTCTCGCTGGCGTCAGGCGACCGTTCCAGGTACTTCAGCATGGCCTCAATGGAACCGTCATCACGCTCGCCTTGGAAGACGCAGGGATCGCCCTTGCGCGGGTGCAGGTTCGGATCGATGTAGGCAATATCGTTCTCGCAGTATTCCCGGGCCATCGAATCGCCTTTGACCAAAACACCGTAGCTATTTTTCTTGGAAAGCAGCCTTTTTGGTCTAGTTGTGTGTGTAAACGGTTCATTTTCCAAAACCAGTGCTCCCCGACCGCCCTGCACGATGGAAAATACAGGGAGATCCACGTCTCCTAACAGTTCAACGGACGGAATGACATTCAACGAATAGTTGCTAGGCGTGAGGGGGCTACGCTCCGCGAGCTTAATGGTTCCGTTGTTTTGCGACAAAGATGTGTCAAGATCAGACAGGAGGATGCCCAATTCCTCGGCAATCTTCGGAAGATATTTGGACTTTACGGTTCCGCCGGCTTCGATTTTTTTAATCGCGGGTTGCGAAATACCAACGCGCTTCCCCAGTTCCGCTTGGGACCATCCCCGGTTAAGTCGTTCCGCTCTGATGAGTTTTCCAGCTTGCATGAGTCTGGAATATATAACGTCTGTTATTGTTGGTCCTGATAACATTGGTTCTTGACTTTCCCATAACTTTCGTTATTTTCCGAAGTTATGGACGACAAAGAACCGAACTTTATCGAACGCGCCATTACCCTCGCAGGGGGCTCAGAAGCCGCGTTGGCGCGTGAAACTCATCTAAGTCAGCCATTGATCCACAAGGCCAAGAAAAGCGGGCGTGCAGGCCCGAAACTGGCATTGGCGATCCATCATTTTAGCAAGGGCGTTATCCCAGCCTCCGAAATCCGGCCTGACCTGTGGGAAAAGCCTGAAGACGTGCCGAGCGCTCCAGAGCGGGAGAGCGCGGCATGACCGAACGCAAGTTCAATGCGGATGTATCGGTAGAACAATTGCGGGCTTTGCTCGAATATGACCCCTCTACAGGGATATTGCGATGGAAAGTTACTCGCGGCGGATCGGCGCGTTGCGGCGACACTGCGGGCGTTACGCAAGCCACTGGCTACGTCGTTATTATGGTTTCCGGGAAAAACTATCTCGCCCATAGGCTTGCATGGGCCATTGTTCATGGCGAGTGGCCTACAATCTACATCGACCATATCGACGGTGACAGGGCCAACAACCGCATCGCCAATTTTCGTCTGGCAACTAGAGCGCAGAATGGTCGGAATAAGCCCGCTCGCGGATACTCGTTCGTCCCGAAGCATCGAAGATATAGAGCGGTCATCCAAGTTAACGGGAAAAATATACATCTTGGCTCGTTCATGGAGCCGGCGAAGGCACATGCTGCTTATCTCGCGGCCACGAAAAGATATTTTGGCGACTTCAGCGTCACCAACCGCACGGCGGAATTCGTATGAGCCGCAACCATTTCATTCCAGAGGAATATTTTATCTCTTTCGTCGCATCGCGGCGGGAATATTCAGGTTCCGTTGATAGCGCGACTCTCGACGGAACGGCGGCGACTGCTGGATTATGGCCCCGGCTCCAGACGGTCGCCGCCGATAATTCACTGCGGCAATCCGAACGCGCCACACCAGGCGAGCAGCGCAAGCACCGCCAGCAAGACCATCGCAATCCAACGCATGGAGGAATCCTGTGAGCCATTGGAGGACGACCCGCGCGGCGTCGGGGGCACAACCACCGCGCGGGCCTTACATCGCGCAAAGAACGCCGCGCGAATACGTGAATAGTTATTTCCCTCCGGGCTCAATTCTTACCGGCGACCCTTCGCTCGAAAGCCGCGATGTCTCTGACGCGCTTCGCGACGTAATCGCTGTGGGCTTTGCGTTTCTGTTCATCAGTTCGGTTGGCGTCGGGTTTGCCTTCGCCATGTTCTGTCTCTTGTTCGTCGGGCTTTGAAGCATGAGCCAGGTATTTGACAAGCTGCTCGCTTCGAGGCCGGTAAATCAGGCGGCTGCGAGGGTTATTGGCGGCGGGGTTCATTATGAGCCTGACAAGGCTATAGCCCAGCGTCATTGGTCCGCGCCTCCGGTAACAATCCCCCTGACGCAACTGCAATTGGAAAATCCGCAGTTCAGGAATTTTTCCGGGGTCTCCTTTGGTCGGTTCAAGGTCATTGGGTATCTTGGGGTGTTGGGACAAGGGAAAAAAGCAAAGGGTCTCTGGTTGGTGAAGTGTGTCTGTGGCGACTACGAATCGCGCGCAGCCAAATCGATCTTGAACCCTGAAAATCGCGGCGACCGTTGCGACAAGTGCCGCCATCTTTCCTATTTGAAGAGAACTGAAGTCTATCTGCGGAATCCGACTGCGCCACAGCCGGATATCCGCGATCTCTAATTCTATCTTTGTTGCAGGCGTTCTTCATGCCCCGAACTAAACAGCATGAGGTTTTGCAAATGTTCAAAAAGAGGCTGCCAATGTCTGACGCTGCGTATCTGGATCAGGCCGCTCATTGGTCGAAAGACCTCACGCGCATGAAGGCGCGCGGTCCAGGTGATATTGAAAATGCCATGAGGCAGATCGAACGTGAGTATGGAGTGGATTACGGTTTCCTCTGGAGTCTTCGTTATCGCCGGGACCGTTTGAGGACAATTAGCATCTCGGTCTACGAGGGCATCAGGGCGGCTTATCGCGCAGAATGTGAACGACAAATGCGAAAGCTGGAACATGAAATCAAAGTTACCGAAACGCTCGCCGGGGCTGACAACGCTGCTCTGGTACAGATTAAGGCTGCTGTGCGTGAGGCTACGCACACGCATAGCGTCGATCCGCCGAAATAAATGACATCCCGCCAAGCATCACGGCGGGGAAAGGGGCAGAGGGAATGGCATTTGGTCCGCGCGGTGAACTTCACCGCAAGTTAAGCGAATCCGAAGAATGGGGATTGTTAGCCCTTTGGCATAAGGGCCTGGATACCTACGACATTTCAATCCGTCTCGGTATCCACGAATGCGAAGTCGCAAATCGCCTGATGCACCTGCGCCAGCTCGCAAAACTTGGGGGGCGCTTCGATGCATTACGGGCCGCGCAGTAAAATTCCATGGACGGCAGAACAGGATAAGATGCTTGTCGAGCTTCGCGCCCAGCGAATGCCTTGGGTCGCGGTTGCCGCTCGCGTTGGCCGTAGCCTGGAGGCCTGCTGCGGTCGTTATCGAACCATCACCCCGAAGGAAAGCCGCAAGCGCTACATCAGCGTTCGCAATTGGTCTGTGGATGAAGAGACACTTCTGCACAGGTTGGTCGCCGAGAAGAAACCGATCCTTGAAATCGCAACGACGCTTGGCCGTACTCGGTCAATGGTTCACTCCAAAATCTATTACGACGAACGGCCGCAGCGCCGCGTCCATATCGAAATGATCCCTCGGGTTTTTGTTCCGCCGGATCGGGAAGCTGACCGGGACCGCCGTTTGGCGGCCGAGCGCGATTTGACCGCGGAGTTTTTCGGAGATCCCGCGCCAGGTTGGTCCGCACTCGATAAGAAACAGGGAGCCTTCGCATGAAGCCGCTTCGCCAGATCATATCCCGCCGCAAGAAGGCCCTGCAATCCGCCAGCCCGAAGAGCCGGGACAGGCTTCGCTATCAATTGCGCGTAGCCCAGGTTGCCGCGCAGCTACGCAAGGAAGGTAGGGCCGCGTGAGCAAGTCTCCCACGGCCTGTCTCAACGAAGTGCTGCTTCGGGCCGCCTTGCGTTTCGAACGCGCCAATGAAGCCCGCCTGTTGGATGGCGAGGCCTCTCAGCTCGCCAAGCGCAACGACAACTACGCAAGTTTGTATCAATCGCGTTCCCGTAAACCACAAACCGAGAGCGCAAATGAGCAGCGAGCCGCAAGCGGGGCATAATTCAATATCGAAGGATCAGCTCAAGGCAATTATCGAGCGCATCGAACGCCAGGAGGAAGAAAGGAAAACTATTTCGGACGATATCCGCGACATTTATGCGGAAGCCAAAGGCAATGGGTTTGACGTGAAAACCCTGCGGACGATCGTGCGAATGCGAAAGCAGGACGCCAACGATCGCAGCGAGCAAGAAATGCTCCTGGAATCCTACATGCTCGCTCTCGGAATGATCTGAGAATGGCGCGCATCCGTTCGATTAAACCTGAGTTTTGGACAAGCGCGCAAGTCATGGAATGTTCCATGAATGCTCGGCTAATGTTCATTGGCATGTGGAATTTCGCCGATGATCTCGGGCGCTTGCCTATGTCGCCGAAAACCATAAAAGCGCAGATTTTTCCGAGCGACGATATCTCTTCTGATGGCATTCTTGGAATGATCAACGAACTTTCCGAGAATGGTCTTTTGTTGACCTATATCATTGGCGACAAAGAATATTTGCAAATTACGGGTTGGCAACATCAACGCATTGATAAGCCCCAACCCGGCAAGCACCCGCCTCCAGTCAACGGCTATTCCAAGAGCATTCTAAGAACGCTCGCGACTGATCTGATGGGAGGGGAAGGGAAGGGAGAGGATAAGAATGCAGAAGCTAAAGCTTCTGGCGCTGACGCGCCTCGCGATGTTCGCGCTGAGTTGTTCCAGCGTGGCCTACAAACTCTTTCTCGCATTACAGGCAAAGGCCCAGACGCTTGCCGCTCGTTTGTCGGCAAATGCCTGAAAGCCGCTTCTGACGACGCCGTCACGGTACTCGGATTGATCGAGGACGCCGACCGAAACCGCGTTGTTGACCCTTCCGCATGGATAGCCGCTCGCCTCAAAACCCCGGAAAATGGACATGGAAAACCGAAAAACGGAATCATTCAAGCCGCTGACGATCTCGTTAGAAAACTTGCCAGCTTCGATGGCCCGGCAAGAGGGCCTGACGAGCTACGCGGCATCGAGGGCGAAGCTTCTACTCGGCTGCTATCGCACGGGTGACGCCAACGATCCTGAGACCTACGTGGCGGCGATCACGGCCATTCTGGCGCGATATCCTGAGCAGGTTATTACCGATGTAACGCATCCCGCGACGGGTTTGCCATCCAAAAAAGGTTGGCTTCCGACCGTCAAGGAAGTCCACGACGCTTGCGATGATGCTGTGGAATTTAGCGTTCAACACGAGGCGCGGCTGAAGCGCATCAAGGAACAATTGGAGGCACGCGAGCGTGAGGACCGCGGGGAAAAGCCGACCTTGGCGCAATTGAAAGAACGGTTTGGGGATAACTGGGGTTTGGCGCCGGCCGTCAATGTCAAGACGCTGGACGAAAAGGCCGAGGAAAACGCTACGGCAATGGCTCGGGAGCAGGCCCGCGTCAAGGCCGAGTATGAGGCGATTGGATTAGCCGTGCCGTCAAAATTCGCGCTGAGCCCGACAGCGCTTCGCCTGATCCAGGAGCAGAACGAAAACCGAGCGGCGGCCGACCGCACGAAAAACGCCGCCGATGGTCAATAGCTGGCTCAAGGCGGAAGGCCCGCAAGCGGATTCCCGCTGGTCTCATGTCGTCAATGACCGGAATTTAAACGTGAGAGTGCTCGGGACCTTGGAGGGTTATGTGGTTTGCAGACATACCGGGTGTGTTCCGTTTCTGGTTCATTTGAGTGAGTTCAATAAAGATTATCAGCCCGCGCAGACATTCGCGCGGCAATCTTGAACAAGGGGAAGATAATGGGAATGGCTAAGCGCATCACGCTCATTGAGCGTCGTTCGGACGGACCTACCGCGGAACGACTCCTGAAGGCCCAGAACCACGTCCACATCGGCGACGACAAGCAAGGGCAGAAGATATACCAGTTTCACGACAGCACGATGGACAGGCTCTACAGCCGTCTTACGCGGGCAACCAAATCGCGGGCGCTGGAGGAAGGTTTGCGGTCGGAATACATCGCGCTCCAGAAATACAAGCACCACTGGTTTTCCGCGGGGCTTCAGTCGGCGCTGGGCTCGGCAGACCTGAACCGGGTATTCGCATCGGATCCAGGCTCGATGTCCGGCATGGCGAAATCCGAGAAGCAGGCACATCATCGGCAGCAATACCGGGAAGCCCGCGACTTGATAGGTCACAAACCGGGCATCGTTGTGGATAACGTGGTATGCGCAGAAACCTCGCTGGAGGTGGCTGGCTGGTCGATCGGGTATAATTCGAGGACTACCGCAAGGGACAACGGCGAGCGGATATTGCGGGAAAGTGCTAGGATGTTGGCGAAGCTGTGGGGGATTGGGTGATGGAGGAATACGAGTTTGAGATTATCCAAGGCGGCATCGTGGTAGCCGTTGCTTCCTCTGCCGATCGGGATCAGGCACTGCGGGAAATCATGCATTACGCAATGCAGTATGCACAGGATGGGCAGGTTATCATGCGCGAAAATATACGGCCGCTTGACATTCCGTCACAAATCACCCCAAATCAGGCAGGTTCGTAAATTGCGCCCGCCAGCTTAATTGCTCGGCGGGCTTTTTCGTGGAGGATTCAATGTCTGCGGATATTATCCTCTTCGTCCCACGTTCAAATCCCAAGGCAGACCGAGCCTTCTGGAAGGGCCGTGAACTAACGCCCATCGAACAGATGGCCTATGAACTGATGGACGTGCAAGTTCCAGTGTCGGAGTTCATGGCGCCCGAGAATGATCCAGCCTGAGCCATTCAACTGGTTCCGCTTTAGACGATACGCCAGAGAGCTTTCAAAGGCAGTTCAGGAAATCTCCATGCCGACGATTGGTGAGCAGCTAAAGGCGGCGAGGGCGGATCTGGCAAAGGCGCGCGAGGAAGCCGCGACGGCCGGCCCGGAGGCTGCCGCTGCGGCCAAGGCCGTGCTGGCTGAAGTCACTAAGGTCAGGGCTGAGACTGCGGATTTGCTGGCAGAGATTGCCGAGGTAACCAATGGCGGCCCTCCGATTGAGGAACCGCATGTCACGCCTATGCCCGCCACCAGGCCGGGAGCTTGGGACTGAACCGATCCAATCAAACGGATTTGATATGAAATCAGAAATTCAAGGCGATGGCTGCCGGAGGACGTAGGCCCGGCGCAGGACGCCCCAAGGGCGCTGCCAATAAGCTAAACGACCAAGCGCGGGCACAGGCGTTGGAGGGAGGCATATCACCTCTGGACTACCTCCTAGGCGTTTTGCGAGATGGGCAGTTAGACCGAGAAACCAGGATGGATGCAGCCAAGGCCGCGGCGCCTTACGTGCACGCGAGGCTGGCTGCCGTCGAGCATTCCGGCGACAAAGACAAGCCGATTGCTCATACGGTTTCATGGGCCGAATAATAATCCCGTACACGCCGCGGGAAGTCTTTAGGCCATTCCATAACCGAACCGAGCGCTTTGCCATCGGGGTGGCGCATCGCCGTTGTGGCAAGACCGTTGCCTGCATCAACGACAAGATCAAGCGAGCAATCCTGAGCCCGAAGGAAATGTACCGCGCCGGGTACATCGCGCCGTTCCTGAAGCAGGCCAAGGACGTGGCCTGGGAATATCTGAAGCGATACTCAAGGCCGGTATGGGGAGCGAGTCCGAATGAAAGCGAACTCTTCGTCACGCTCCTTGGAGGCCAGCGCATCCGCATCTACGGTGCTGACAATGCTGACGCCCTCCGAGGCGGCTATTTTGATGACGTCACCCTTGATGAATACGCAGACATGGCCCCTAGCGTTTGGGGTTCCATCATTCGGCCCATGCTGGCTGATCGGCAAGGCTCAGCGACGTTCATTGGAACGCCAAAAGGCCGGAACAGCTTCCACGAACTCTACGAGCGGGCAGCGGGTGATGATGACTGGTTCCGGTTCATGCTGCGAGCCAGCGAAACCGGGCTGCTAGCCGAGAGCGAATTAGCCGCCGCCCGGCAGGACATGACGCCGGAGCAGTTCGACCAAGAGTTCGAGTGCAGCTTCGATGCCGCGATCTTGGGCGCCTATTACGGCAAGGACATTGCCGAGCTGGAGCGTAAAGGCAGGATTGTTGAGGTTGAGCCGATTGATGCGCCCGTGCATACGGCATGGGACCTGGGTATCGGGGATTCAACCGCCATCTGGTTTTGGCAGGCGGTCGAGAACGAGATCAGGATCATCGACCATTACGAGAACCACGGGCATGCCATCCCGCATTACGTCGCCGAGATCGAGGCGAGGGGATATTCCAAGGGGACTGACTACGTTCCCCACGACGCCAAGGTGCGAAGCCTGGAGACGGGCCGCACCCGGATTGAGACGCTGATAGGCCTCGGTCGCAAGCCGATGCTGGTAGCCAACCACAAGATCATGGACGGTATCAACGCCGCGCGGCTGACAATGCCGCGGATATGGATCGACGCCGGCAGGTGTAAGGACGGCATTGAGGCGCTGAGACAATACCGCGCTGACTTTGACGAGAAGACGCGGGCCTTCAAGGACACACCGAAGCACGATTGGACCTCTCACACGGCGGATGCGTTCCGGTATCTCTGCATGGCGTGGCGGGAGCAGGCCAAGCCGGAAGAGAAGCCTGACGTACCGCCCGTGAAGGCCATCACCGATTACAAGGTTGAAGAAATGTGGAAGTTCAACAAACGGCCGAGGGATCGCGTCTAAGTGACCGATGACGACGCCAAGCCCAAGGATCAGCAGGATGCCGAAGAGAAGGCCCGCCGCTGGCTGAGGGTCATCGACACCTACGACCGCGAGTTCAAGCCGTGGCACACCCGCTGCGAGAAGATCATCAAGATTTACACGGAGAAGCGCCGCACGGAGGGAACTGAGGTTCGCCGCATGTCGCTGCTGTGGTCGAATGTCTCGGTCCTTCAGCCTGCGATCTACGCCAAGATGCCCGAGCCGAACGTAACGCGGAGATTCAAGGATGATGACCCTGTGGCTCGGACTGCCTCGGAAATGGTGGAGCGGGCTATTCACTATAGCTTTGATGATGCTGACTTTGACGGCGTCATGCGTGGTGTTCGCGACGACTTTCTGCTTGTCGCTCGCGGTACTGCTTGGGTTCGTTACGATGCTGAGTTTTCGCCGCTTATGGGCGACGATGACAAGCCGCTGAACAAGGAAGGCGCCCCGCTGAACGACGGCGAGGAAGCCGGCGAGCAATTGGAAGGCGAGCATGTCTGTTGGGATTACGTTAATTGGCGCGATTTTGGCCATAATGTCGCGCGCACTTGGCAGGAAGTAACGACCGTCTGGCGCAAGGTCTATATGGATCGGGCACAGGGCAACAAGCGGTTTGGCGAGAAGAAGTTCAAATCCGTTGAGCTTGATCACAAGATCGGGGACGATGCCGAGACCCGCAACACGGAAAGCCAGCAGCCGGCCAAGGCGACCCTTTACGAGATCTGGGATAAGACCTCGAACAAGGTGATCTTCCTTGCCAAGGGCGCCAAGGAGCTATTGGAAGAGACCGATCCTTATTTGAATTTCAAGGACTTCTTCCCGTGCCCCAAGCCGGTCTATGGCACGCTGCAGACTTCCAGCCTCGTGCCCGTGCCGGACTACGTGTTCTACCAGGATCAGCTCGAGGAAATTGACGACCTCACCGCCCGCATTGGGGCGTTGCTGGATCAATTGAAGGTGGCGGGTTTCTATCCGGCCAGTGCGTCCGATAGTTCGGAGGCCATCCAGCAGATCGCCATGAAGGGTGTCGAGAACGTCCTGATCCCGATACCGAACTGGAACCAGTTCAAGGAAGGCGGGGGCGCTGCCGGCATGATCGAGTGGTGGCCGGTCGATCAGGTCATCAAGGTTCTGGAGGGTTCGTTCACGGCCCGCAAGCAGTTGATTGATGACGTGTACCAGATCACGGGCATTTCTGACATCATGCGGGGCGAGGGCGAGAAGGAAGAAACCGCGACCGCGCAGAAGATCAAGAGCCAGTGGGGATCGGTTCGTATTCGCGAACGTCAGGCCGAGATGGCGGCGTTTGCCAAGCAGGCGGCGCGGCTCACGGCCGAGATTATTTCCGAGCAGTTCCAGCCGCAAACGCTGATGGACATGACCAACATGAATCTGCCTAGCGATGCCGAGATACAGGCGCAGGCGTTGCAGCAGCAGATTGCGGCCATGAGGGCGCAGGCGCAACAGCAGGCGATCCCCAACGGGGGGCCTCCGATGGGTGGCCAGCCGCAGCAACCGGGTGCGATGTGATCCAGTCCCCGCCGGCCCAAGGCCAACCGATCCCGCAGGCTCCGCAAGGGCCGCCGCAGGTGACGATAGATCAGGTTGTCAAACTGCTCCGCGACGACCGGATGCGCGGCTTTCGGATCGATATCGAAACTGACAGTTTGGTCGAATCCGATCAGCAGGCAGAGAAGGCCGCGGCGAACGAGTTGATCCAGTCGATCGGCGGGTTTTTCAAGGAGTTCGGGCCGATCGTTGCCCAGATGCCACCCTTGGCGCCGATGGCAAGCCAACTGCTTTGCTTCGCGCTGCGGCGTTACAAGGTCGGCGCCGAGCTGGAAGAGATTGTCGAAAAATCCATGACCGAGGTGGTGCAGCGGTTGGAAAACCCGCCGCCGCCCCAGCCTAACCCGGTTGAGCAGGCCAAGACGGAACAGGCGCAGATCAAGGCCCAGGCTGAAGGCCAAAAGAGCCAGATGGCAGGCCAGATCGCGCAGATGGAAGCGCAGTTCAAACAGCAAGAGATGGCGATGCAGGCGCAGGCTGATCAGCAGCGGATGGCGATGGAAGCCCAGGCGCAGAAAATGGACATGCTGATCAAGATGCTGGAGCACCAGCAGACGGTCAAAGAGCACCACCTGACTGCCCAGCAGACCGAACGCTCGCACGAACTGAATATGGAAGTCGCGGAACACAAGGCCAAAGAGGCCACGAAACCAAAGGCTGACACATGAGCTTTGATCTTTACGGCAACCAAGGCTCCGCCTCGGGATTTGCTACCGCCTATAACGTCGCGGCCTCAACTGTCATCAAGGCTGGGGCAGGCAGATTGGTCCGGGTGTCCGTCATCACGGCCGGCGCGGTCGGAACCGTCAACGACTGCCTGACCGTCGCGGCGGCTGCAATCGGCAACCAGATCGGGGTAATTCCTGCGGCTGTCGGAATTTATTATTTTGATTGGCCGTGCGCTACCGGAATTGTCTACGTGCCCGGCGCCGCTCAGGTCGTCGCTATCTCGTATGTCTGAGCACCACGATCTTAGAACCATCATCCGAAATCAGGAGAAAATCATGGCCGATCTTTCGAGACTGAATGCCGCCGTTGCTGACCTGTCGGCCAAGGTGGATGCGATGAATGCCAAGCCCGCGCCGGTTCCTCCGGTTGACCAGCAGTCGGAGGTAGACGCGGTCACGTCTGCGGTCGAGGCCATCGCGGCGAAGATCCCCACGTAATGGCCTTGCGTCTCTGTCGAGCCTGCGAAGGCTGGCATGACCTTAACGCAGCGTGGCCCCGTGAGTGCGCCAATCACTTCAAGCGCACCACGGAAGCCCGCTCCGATCTACCGCGCCCAATGGTCATCTCTGACGATGTGGACGTGGCAAGCCCGGTGAGCGGGGAACGTTTTACCAGCAAGTCCGAACTGCGCAGGCACTATCAGGCGAACGGCGTTCGGGAACTCGGCAACGATACGATCAAGCCGAAAGACAATGACGAAACCGATATCGCCCTTGCGCCGATCGAGCGCGAAGTGGCCCAGGCGTTCAATTCTGTAAGCTAGTCGGCCCGGACCTCAACCGGACGGCGCAACCCCTGACATGACAATGGCTGACAACGTTGCCGCACCAGCGGCAGACGAAGACTATGACGTGACCGCAGACCTGACCGCGGCTTTCGATGCTGCGGAGAGTGAAGCGCCGGAACCCGTAAAGGAGCCGGTCGAGACGGCAGAGCAGGCAGCGGACCTTGTCAGGGACGACAAGGGCAGGTTTGCCGCCAAGACGGAAGAAGTTGAGCCGGTAGCAAAGGAGCCGGTCAAGGCCGATGAGCCCGGCGCTAAAGCCGCTTTAGCGCCACCTGTTGTCGATCCTCTCGCCCAACCGGCCGAAGCCGTCAAGCCGCCTCCGGGCTTCTCGCCCACGGCCAAGGTGGTCTGGGACAAGGAAACACTGTCGAAAGATGAGTGGGACGCGGTCAAGCGCGACATTGCCAAGCGCAACGATGAAGTCGGCAAGGGATTTGAGAAGCTGGCGGAATACAAGCCGCTCGATCGCTATGCCGAAATGGCCCGCAACGGCGGGACAACGCTCGACAAGGCGCTAGAGCGATACGTCAATATCGAGCAGCAGATCAGCCGCGACATGGTCGGCGGCGTTGCTCAGATCGCACAGAACCAGGGCATCCATCCCGTCGCCCTCGCAAACCAGATTTTAGCCCGTTACGGCGCTGCCCCCTCAGAAGGGCAGACGGGCGATCAACCGCAGGCCCGTCAACCGGCCCCGGTCGATCCGAACGCCATTGCCCAGAGTGTCCGTGAGCAGATTCGAGCGGAGCAGATTCAAGAGGAAGTCGGCCGGTCCATCAAACAGTTCGGCAGCGACCCCAAGAACCAGTTCTTCGAAAACGTTCGATCGGACATGAAACGGCTACTTGAGGCCGGCGCAGCCGAAAACCTTGAGGACGCATACGACAAGGCGTGCTGGGCCAACCCGGAGATCCGCGGACTGCTTATCAAACAGCAGCAGACGGCATCAGATCCCAGCGCGAAGGTGGCGGCGGCAAATCAGGCCCGCGCGGCTTCCAAGTCAATCACTGGCTCTCCTGTTCCCGGAGCCGGGAGCAAAGGGCCGTCCACCTCACTGGAGGACGAAATCCGTCAACTGATGGACGCCTCCGTATAATCCCAAAGGAGCCTTAAATGGCATCGCCCAATCTTGGTGAAATCATCACCACGACGCTGCGAAACCGTACCGGCAAGCCCGCCGACTCGGTATCGAAGAACAACGCACTGCTCAACCGTCTCCTGGAAAAGGGCCGGGTGGATACTGCCGATGGTGGCCGCACCATCGTCCAGGAGATCGAATACCAGGAGAACGGCACGTTCAAGCGTTACGCCGGCTACGACCTCCTGAACATCGCGCCCTCCGACGTTCTGACCGCTGCCGAATACGACTGGAAACAGGCTGTTGCCGCGATTTCCATCTCGGGCCTTGAGCAGATGCAGAATTCCGGCAAGGAAGTGATGATCAAGCTGTTGGCTGCGCGCATCAAGAACGCGCAGAAAACCCTCCGCAACAACATCGCCCTCGATTGCTATTCGGACGGCACTGCGGACGGCGGCAAGCAGGTCGGCGGCCTTCAGGCGGCTGTTCCGACCACCAACAACACCGGCACGTTCGGCGGTATTCCGCGCGCCTCGTGGGCGTTCTGGCAGAACCAGGCTTACAACGGTCTGAGCAATGGCGGCGTTGCGACCGCGGCAACCAACGTCCAGAGCTACATGAACCAGCTCTGGTACAAGACCACCCGCGGCGCCGATCATCCTGACCTGATCGTGGCCGACAACACCATGTACGGCTTCTACCATTCGTCGTTGCAGTCGATCCAGCGCATCACCTCGGACAAGATGGCTCAGGCGGGCTTCACCTCGCTCAAGTACATGAATGCCGACGTGGTTCTGGACGGCGGCTTTGGCGGCGGTGCGCCGACTTCCACGATGTACTTCCTTAACACGGACTACATCTATCTGCGTCCGCACTCTCAGCGCAATTTCGTCGAAATCGGCGGCGAGCGCGTCAACCCGAACCAGGATGCACTGGTGAAGCTGTTGGGCTGGATGGGCAATATGACCGTCTCCAACATGTTCCTCCAGGGCGTGCTCACCTAAGGAGAATGGATCAATGACTGTCGCAACTTTCCAGACCGCAATCGACGGCGTCAATCCGTTCATTGTGGAAGGCCCCGCCACGCTTGGCTCGGGCGTCATCGTTCCTCAATACCGGCTCGGCCACGTCTCCTATGGAGACGCGGAATCCGAGTGGGTCTATTGCAAATACACCTCTGTATCAAACCAGGTTCTTTCGCCTGGTGTGCTCTTTACGGTGGACGACGACTACACGGCAACGCTTCTCACCACGGCCAACAGCCCGCGCGGGTCGAAGGTCATGGTCTGCGGCGTCGGCCTTGGGTATGGCGGCCAGTCGGTCACGACGGTTACCGGCTCGGTCTACTACATGTGGCTGGCTCGCTCCGGCCAGATGCCTTGCGCCTACACCACCATGGCAACCGTGGGCAATCTCGCGGAAACCACGGCAACCGGCGGCGCCGCGAACTTCCCCAACTCGGCCACGGTTTCGTCCAAGCTCATCACGGGCCTGTACATCACCAAGGCTGTCGGCGGGACGTTCACGGGCACCACCACGAACGGCTCCAAGATTGTCACGATGGCTGCGGGTCAGTTGACCGCAGACAGTGGCCCGTCCTGGATCGGTTCGACCCTGACTGCGACCGGCATCGCCGCGTCTCAGACCGTTGCCTCGCTGATCTGGACAGGCACTAATATCACCGGCCTCGTTCTGTCGGCGAATGCTACCGCCTCCGGCGCCGTCACCATCACAAACTCGCTGGTGGCTCAGGCTCGCGTCCTTTGGCCATACGTCGATAAGACGAACTAAGCGATCCTCTCAAAACTCAGGGGCGGCTCTCGAGCCGTCCTTTTCTTTTCACCTCCATCAACCGAGGAATTACCATGGCCGAAGGGCACGGACTGCACGTTGAGTTCTACATCGAAAGCAAGCTGATGCCGTTCAAATCGGAGGAAGCTGGCCGACCGATCCACGAGGATACCGAGTTCATCAAGATCATGATCCCCGGCGACAAGAACTTCGCGCCGGAACGGGAAGCCAACGCGAACGATCGATCGCGGTTTCCGCTGGAATATGCCCGGTTCAAGAACGGCCTGAAGGATGAAGAGCAGGCGGTCGGAACCAAGCTGAAGGAGTGGCCGGCCATGTCGCGCTCACTCGTCAAGGATTTTGCCCATTTCAACGTTCACACGGTCGAACAGCTAGCCGGCATGAGCGATCCTGCAATGCAGGCGTTTGGCATGGGTGCGCGTGAATGGGCAACCAAGGCCAAGGCGTTTCTGGAAGTCTCCGGCAACAGTGCGGCGGCCGAAAAATACGCGGTCGAAAACGAGAACCTGCGGCGAGAAATGGCTGATCTGCGAGCGGAGATGGCAAAGATTTCCGCCTCCGTCGAGGAAAAGCGCGGACCTGGGCGTCCTCGCAAGCCTGAAAACGCCGTCCACGAACTGACCGAGGCGCTTTAATGTCGCTACTGACCGCCATTCAAGACGCGATGCTGCTGTGTGGCCTGACCAAGCCATTGGCGGTCATCACGTCAACTGATAACGCGGTACAGCAATTCGTTGCGTTTGCCCAACAGGAAGTGGACGAAACCTTCACGGGAAATAACTGGCGCAATTCCCGCATCGATATGCAAATCACGGGAGACGGCACAAGCACGCTTTGGCCACTCCCGACTGACTTCGAACGGATGCTTCCCGGTCAGGCGTTATGGTCGCATAAATATCCATCGATCCCGCTGCAAGGCCCGATCGGAGAGGCCGACTATCTCGCTTTGAAGGCGTTGCCGGTCATGCCGGTACGTCCGGTTTGGCGCTTGATCGGCGGCATTCTTGAGATTTGGCCGGCGCTATCGAGCGGTGAAATCGTCAATGGCGTTTATTTCTCTACCAATCCGATTGCATCGGCGGACGGTCTGACCCGCTATCTGCGCTGGACCAACGATACTGACTTTGCGATGTTCCCGGAAACCATCTTGCGCTCCGGGATTATCTGGCGGTGGAAGAAATCGAAGGGCCTCGATTATGCCGAGGACTTCCGGACATGGCAAATGGAACTGGAGAAGAAGGCCGGCCATGAAGCCGGGGCCAAGATCGTTCGCATGACGAACACGTACAACATGGGCGCTCATCAGTGGCCTGGCGTTGTGAGTGTGATTTCGCCCTGATGCTAAAGCCGCTTCGCAGCAAAGCCGCAGCACGGGCTCCGGTTTCCGAACCGGCGTTTCTGCCGGCTCCTACCAAGGGCTGGTACGTCGGGGCGAATTTGGCGGATGCGCCGGCCGGGACCGCCTACGTTCTCGACAACGCATTTCCGCAGCTTGATTATATCCGAATGCGGCGCGGCTCGGCGGCCTATGCAACGGGCATGACGAGTGCTGCTGTTTCAGCCTTGATGCCCTATACATCGGGATCGGCCAGCAAGCTATTTGCGGTCTGCTCTGGTTCGATTTTCGACGTATCGAGCGCTGGCGCTGTGGGAGCTGCGGCTGTCACCGGATTAAATTCGTCGGCGACGTTTGAATACGTCCAGTTCACCAACACGGCGACGACTTGGCTGATGGCGGTCAATGGCGTCGATGCAGCGCAGCTTTACAATGGATCGGCGTGGGTGACGGCGCCTGCCATTACCGGGCTGACCGGCGGCAATCTGGCGCAAGTCTGGGTCTGCAAAAACCGGGTTTATGGCGTTCAAACATCGTCGCTCAGTGCCTGGTATCTCGGATTGAGCAGCCTTGGCGGCGCGGCAACACAACTGGATTTGTCGGGGATCTTCAAATACGGCGGCTCGCTGCTGTGCGGAACGGAATGGGCGATATCGTCCAATAGCGGGCTCTATCAGGTCAACGTGTTCATCACGACCGAGGGCGAGGTCGCGATTTACGACGGGCTTTTCCCCGGTGACACGTCATGGGCCATCAAGGGCCTTTACAAGATTTCAAAGCCGCTCGGGCGGCGCTGCTTCATTCGTGCCGGCGGTGATTTGGCTATCATGACCGAGGACGGGATAATTCCCATGTCCCAGGTGATGACGCTGGATCAGATCGCGTTGCAGAACAAGGCCATCACGGCTCCGATTGCTCCGGCCTGGCGCAGAGCCGTGCTGGATCGAACGGGGCAGACTGGCTGGCAGCTTTTGCTTTGGCCGCTGGAGTCGATGGGCATCGTCAATCTGCCGAAGTCGAATGCCGGCGACAGGACGCAGTTCATTGCAAACGCCCGAACGGGAGCATGGGCGCGGTATCAGGGATGGGATGCCAACTGCTTTGCGGTCTACAACAACAATCTGTATTACGGCACGTCTGACGGACGGGTCATGCAGGCCGAGACGGGCGGGCAGGACGACGGCGGCAATTATACGATGACCATTTTTCCGTCGTATAATTCGCTGAAAGCCGCGGCAAGCCGCAAGTTTGTCAAGATGGTACGGCCAAGGGTTCAAGCCTCTTTCCCGATCACGCCGCAGATCACCGTCAAGATCGATTACGACACCACGACGCCGAACGTTCCGAGCGCCAATCCGATCACGTCGGCCGGCGCGGTCTGGGATACGGCGAAATGGGATATCGATGTCTGGCCCTCCGAACTGTCGGATCAATCCACATGGATTGCGGCGCAGGCTTTGGGGATGGTTGTTTCCCCGGTGTTTCAATTGACGCTTTCGACTTCGCAAAACCCCGACATTCGGCTGACGGCAACCGAGATGCTTTACGAATTAGGCAACGCTCTTGGTTAGGCAAGACAGCGAAGCCGCCAAGCGGTTCGTTGAAACCCGTGAACAGGTAGCCATTTGCGACCCCTATATCGGGTTGATTGTTGAAAATGGTAACAAGCAAGTCGGTGCGTTCATTCTCAATGATTACACGCCGGGGCAAAACATCGAAATGTCCGCGGTGATAACCGGGGCGGTCCCGATGCGGGATCTGCGGGATATCTTCCGGTATTGCTTCGATCGGGTTCGGCGGGTGACGGCGCGAACCTCGGTCAACAACACAAGAACGATCTACATGCTCGGGGTGCTCGGCTTTAGGCGCGAGGGTCTTTTGCGTGAGTGGTTTCGGGACGGCAGCGATGGCGCGCTGTTCAGCCTCTTAAAGAAAGAGCAGAGAATTTATCGATGAAAAGCTCTCCGACACCGCCTGATCCATATCAGACCGCGCAAACTCAAAACCAGTTCAACGTCGGCACCGCCAACGCAAATCAGCGCGTTAACATGGTCGATCAATCGAATCCGTTTGGCAGTCTGGCCTATAACCAGACCGGAACCAACCCGGACGGAACGGCGAAGTTTTCGGCCAACAGTTCGCTCTCGCAGCCGTTGCAAACGGCCTTGGGCGGCCTGTACGGGAAGGGGGCTCTATCGGGCAATGCGCTCGATCTGTCATACGACGGCACGGCGGGCCGGCTGGATGCGCTTAACAAGGCCCGGCTCGATCCGCAGTGGCAGCAGAACACGGATAGCCAGGAGTCCAAACTTGCAGCTCAGGGCCTCACGCCTGGGATGCCCGGCTATGACAACGCCATGCGCGTCTTTAATCAGGGCAAGAACGACGCTTACAACAGCGCAAACCTTGCCGATTACGGGCAGGCGGCGAGTGCGGCACAGGCGGAATATAATTCACCGCTTCAGACCGCGCAGGGCATCAGCTCGCTCGCCAATGGTGCGCGGGTCAATACGCCGACAACCAATGTGGCCGGAACGAACTACGCGGGCCTTGCGGAGGATGCCTACAAGCAGCAATCCGCCAACGCGAACGCAGCCAACGGGCAATTGGGCGGCATCTTCGGGAGCATACTCGGCGCGGGGGCTAATCTTGCGACGGGTGGAGCGTCTGGCATGTTCAGTAAAATGGGAGGCCTGTTCGGCGGCGGATCTCCCAGCGGTTACGGGAAATAATCCATGGCCCTGACTGACTATTCGATCGACACTTCCGGCTCCCCGCAAGACGTTACGCGCAAGCAGGCGCTTGCCGATGCGTTGATGAAGCAGGGCATGGATAGTTCGCCGGCAGCCGGCGGTAAAAATGGCGGGTGGGTCACGGCGCTTAACCGCGGGCTGGCGGGAGCATTGGGGGGGTATCAGCGCGGTGCAGCAGCGAACGAGGAACAGACGGGAAGGGATTCAGTTCGCCAGCAGTTGGCCGCAGCACTATCGGACGATGGCAAGGTCACGCCACAAACGATGATAGGGCTTGCGAGCAACCCGTGGGCTACGCCGGGGCAGACCCAGGCCGTTACGCATGTAGCGGATATGCAGAACCAGCAGGCGCGGCAGGGTGTAGAGGATCAGCACTGGGGTGCAACGTACCAGCTTCAGAAGGAAGCGGCGGCGAGGGCTGCGGATAAGACACCTGCCGGGTTTATAGCCGATCCTGCCAATCCGGGCGGTTACAAGCCAATTGCTGGCGGCCCTGCTGACCCGGCCTATCTATCGAGCGCCAATGCTGCAAAGGGCTCCGATACGCCAAACAGCGTTAAGGAATACAATTATTATACAAAGACGTTCCAGCCGACGCCGGAAAATCCGCAACCTATGGACTACGGCACGTTCTCGACCGCAAAGGCCAGGGCTGCGGCCACCAACGTCACCACCAACGTCGATACCAAGGGGCCCGACAAATACGATACCGTCATGGGTGAGGGGTTGGCGAAGTCTCACGCCGCCCTTTCGAACGGCGTTGAGGATGCCCAGGCGCGGGCGCGAGACCTCGCCGCGATGCAGGGTGCGGTCGATGCCATCCAGAAGAACGGCGGCACCACGGGCGGTATGGGGCAGGCTCAGGCCCTGGAAGTTCAAAAGACCATCAATGCCGGCGCCGCGGCGCTCGGAATGGAACCGCCGATCAATGAAAAGGGCATTGCTGACAAGGAGTTTCTGACCAAGTTCAACCGGCAGATTGCCGGAGCGCAAGCTAAGGGCGCTGTCGGTTCGCGCGTTACCAACTTCGAAATGTCGAACTACCTGAAGGCAAATCCGGGTCTGGAAATGTCGATCACGGGCAATCAACGTTTGATCGGTATTCAGTCGCAGATCGAGCAGCGCAATGTTGCAGTTGGCAATGCCATTCGGGAAGCTACTGCGGCTGCGGTCGGTGCCGGCAAGCGCGTCAATCCCTCTGAAATTCAAACCATCATCAAAAAATACGACGAAGAGCATCACGTCATGGACCCGGTGACGGGGCAGGACTTGACGCAGAGCTATACGCTTCCCGAGTTTCAGACGGGTGGAAACAACCCCGCGCTATCAGCCGATCACGGCGCAAACCTGAAGAAAATCCGTGTCTGGAACCCGGCAACCGGGAAGGTTGAATAATGGACGCTATCCACGTCCAGGCCCCTGACGGCTCGGTTATCCAGTTCCCGGCGGGGACGCCTGACGCAACCATTAACGGCGTCATGGCGTCGGAATACGGCGACAAGAAAGCTCCCGCAGAGAAGGGAGTTCTTCAGTCTGTTCGTGAGGCTATCCACGCGCCTACGCGGATATTGGAGAACGGCCTTCTTATGGGCCTTGGCGATCGAGCCCGCGCCGGCATGGATGCCATCATCGGCAAGGGCGATTACGGCTCGAACCTAAAGAGCGAGCAGGCGCAGACCGGGCAATTCGAAGCAGATCACCCGATTGCCGCGCCCATTATTGGTGGCGTGGGTGGCGCTATTGCTCCGATCGGAATGCTGGGTGCAGCCGGCCAAAGCGCTAGTTTAGCCGGCAAGGTTGGTTACGGCGCTGCGGCGGGCGCTGGCATCGGCGGTGCGCAGGGCGGTTTGTCGTCGCATGATTGGACCGACTTGGGGCAGACTGCCAAGGACACGGCTGTCGGCGCGGGCATTGGGGGCGTGCTGGGCGGCTCCATTCCGCTGGCAGGAAAAGCCATTGGCTCGGGTTACAACGCCATAGCGAGCGCGCTGACGACTCCTGAAGGCATCTCTCGGGGAGCTTCCCGACACCTGATCGAAGCGCTGTCGGCCGATGGCGCGCCGGCTGTTCAAGGGCGTATGGGTCAACTTGGCTCCGATGCGATGCTGGCGGATTCCGGCCCGGCGTTCCTTGGTAAAGCACAAGGCGCGGCGCTGAACAGCGACGAAGGCCGCTCGGTCCTGGCGAATGCCCTGACGGCGCGCAACGAGGGGACAAACCAGCGGATCATGGGCGATGTGAACCGGGTACTCGGACCGGCTGAAGATCCCCAGACGGTCACGAATGCCATTCGAGCGCAAAGGTCAGCGGTGGATAATCAGTCATATCCAGCCGCACTCGGAAATGCTCCCGAGGTCCAGACCGCCCACATCCTGACGCAACTGGACGACATGATCCCACGCGCTGTTGGTGCCGAGCGTCGGGCTCTTGAAAACCTGCGCGGCATGATGATGACGACCGAACGTCGCCCTCTGGTGGATGCTCAGGGCCATCCACAATATGACCACTTGGGCAACGAGCGGTTTCACGAGGCCCCGGTTTCGCAGAATGACGCCGAAGTGCTTCACAAGGTCAAACAGGAAATCGATAACGTAATTCAATACGACCAGCCGGGCTTAGGTGTCCCGGCCGGTGCGTTGACTCGCCAACAGGGCGCGTTGAAGCTCATGCGCGGCGAGGTTAACAACGCCCTTGAGGCCCAAGTTCCGGGATATCGAGAGGCGAACCGTCAATCTGCAGCCCTTGCCAGGCGCGGCGAGGCGGTAGACGCGGGTACGCAATATCTCGGGTCCGGTAAAACGACGCCTTCGCCCGACCGGTTTGCGGCCGAATTTGACCCACTTTCACAGGGCGAGAAGATCGCGTTCGCCAAGGGAAGCCGCGGCAATATCGAGCGCATTCTCGGGACCAAGGCCAACGACCTTCAGGCGCTCCGCGGCGAACTGCAGGGCGAGGGCGGTTGGAATACAGCCAAGATCGGCACGGTTCACGGACAGGAAGCCGCCGATGAATTAGCCGCCTCGGTCGATCGCAACCTGAAATTCCGCGATACCCATAACAAGGTGGTCGAGAACAGCCAGACGGCGCAACGGCAGGCCGCAGCGCGCAACATGAAGCCTGAGCCATCGAGTGAAACGCCACTCATTGGTCCTTCGACAAACCTGACAGGATTGCTTGCCACGGGCGGGAAGAGGGCGTTGGGAGCCGCACTCAATGCCATGCGGCCCGATCCGACCAAATCATTTGGGGAAGTCGCTAGGGTTTTGTCTGCCCAAGGAAGCGACCGCGACCGCCATCTGGCAGCGTTGGTTGATGCTCTATCGCGTCGGCAGGGTCATACCGCAATGGCTCAGGACGTGGGGAGCCGTGGGGCATTGATCGCTGCATTGCTCGGGAACGGTTACGCTCAATCGCATCCCAGCCAAAACCAATCACAATGAGCGCGGCAATGCCGATAACGCTGAAAATCATGAACCCGGAAAAGCTCATCGCCTTCGCGAGCCGGTGCAGCCAGTAATTCTCCAGCAGTATGAACCCGAACAGGGTGGCGCTGCAAATCGCTAATGCTTTGTTCATCAAGGGCTCCTTCGGGGGCCTTTTTCTATTAGGAGGCCACTAGTCAACGCTCCAAAGCGTAGCCCATCTAGTTCCGGCCTTGATGCGTGAAATCGTAGTATCCCTCACCTCATAATCCAAGGCTATCGCGGTGCAGGGACGCTTGTCTGCTCTAATCGCAACAACCTGTTCGGGCGTCAACTTATTGTTGGGTCTGAATTGACCTCGTTCCACTGAGTCCCGGCCATTATCGGCCTTTGTGCCCGGCAACAGGTGCGCCGGGTTTACGCATCGTTTGTTATCGCAAGTATGTCGTAGGAGTTTGCCCTTTGGGATTGGGCCGACGAAATGCTCATACGCAATCCGGTGAGCACGTTGAACTTTCGGCCACATCTGAATGGTGCCGTAACCGTGGGTTATAGCGCCTGTCCAATTCCAACATCCGGTCAGTTGCTCTTTCTCGACCTTCGACATGATGCGCTGCTCTAAATCTTGCTTGCTCGTTCCCGCCTCGACCTTGGTTTTATGCCGAGATAGTTCACCGCGCCTTTGAGCGGCTTCGTAGTGCGGCCTGCAAAGCCCGCGTCCGATCACCTTCGCCCCGCAAATAGAACAACCCATTGCAATGCACCTCCGGTTGACGCCCGGAATTGCATGTAATGCCTATGGATAAGGAATACAACCTTTGCCTCGACAAAGTAACGGCACCTACGTCGCCCCGGCCAATACTGCCGCGGTATCCGGTGGCACGATCAGTTCCAGCGCATTTAACACGTTGGAAACCGATATTGGCACAGAAATCACCAACTCGGTAGACCGGTCCGGCCGTTCTGCCATGACCGCCGCCCTTCCGATGGGGGGCAATAAAATCACGGGCCTGGCCGACCCGGTCGCCCTGACGGACGCCGCAACGCGGAATTACATTCTCCAGGCCAATCAACAGTCTGTAGCGCAGTCCTACGCCAATACGGGCACGGTTGACGCGCTGACGTGTGCGGCAACGCCGACGATTACCGCGCTCACGAACGGCATGACGTTCTTTATCCGCTGTGCCGGCGCAAACGCCACGACAACCCCGACCTTTGCGCCGGATGCCATCGCTGCGGCGGTTATCGTCAAGGGAGCCGGCGTCGCTCTGGCTGCGGGTGATATCGCAGGGGCAGGATACTGGGCCTCGCTGACCTATGACAGCACGCTTACGAAGTGGGTATTGAACAACCCCGCGACCGGCGTTGTTGCCACTCCTGCGGCGGTTGGGTTTTTCAGGAACCTTTCAGTCAAGGTCGCGAGCAACACTACGGTAACAGTTGCCGCCGATGCCATCGTTACTTCCAACGGCTCCACGTTCCAGACTACTGCGCTCTCGGGGACAATCAACCTCGGCACCAATGGCGTAGCCAATGCGCTCGATGCAGGCACGATTGCGTCGAACACGTTTTATTATATCTGGGCGATTGCGAAGGCTGACGGGACTACGGCGGGGCTTGCTTCTACGTCCTCAAGTGCCCCGACGCTCCCGAGCGGATATGCCTACAAGGCCCGCATCGGAACGGTAAAAACCGCCTCGGGTTCCGCTCAGTTGATGGGTACATGGCAGCTCGGCCGGACCACTCAGTATGTTGTCGGGCTTGGACAGACCTCATCTGTTGTCGTCATGACTAGCGGCATTGCTGGAAATGTCGGTACCCCGACATGGGCCGCCGTTAGCGTTTCCAATTTCGTCCCGCCAACGGCGGCTCGCATCAGCCTGATGTTGTCATCCGGTATTACTGCGAGCGGTTGCATGGCCGCGCCGAACAATTCCTATGGCGGCAACGCCTCGCTGGCGAACATGCCGCCCATGCTGATTAACGGCGCCGGCACGGTCAACCAGAACGTATCCATGGTTGGGCAATTCATCCTCGAGAGCACAAATGTCTATTACGCCTCCAGTCAGGCCAATGCGCTTTTGGGCTGCATGGGGTGGGAGGAAAATCTCTGATGGCCGGATCAATCACGACCACGCCTCCTATTATCGAACTTCCTCCGGGTTCCTCGCCGTCGTCCATCGCGCAGGGCATTCAAGGGCCGGCTGGTCCATCCAACGTGCTTTCAATTGGCAGCGTCACTAACGGCGGCGCAGCGGCGGCCACCATTACCGGAACGACCCCGGCGCAGGTTTTGAACCTGACGCTTCCGCAAGGTCCAACCGGGGCAACAGGCAATACAGGCCCGGCAGGAGCAACCGGCATCAGCGGCACGCCGACCGCAAACCAGTTGGCGACGTTCTCCAACAGCACGACGATCCAGGGCGTTACAATCACGGGCCTTGTGAAAGCGAATGGCGCATCGGCGCCAGCCGCCGCCGCAGCGGGAACGGATTATCTCGCGCCTCCGAGCGGAACGGCACTTCTGAAGGCCAACAGCGGCGGTGCCTTGGCAAACGCGACAGCCGGAACCGACTATATCGCGCCTCCAAGTGGCACAGCGTTGCTGAAGGCCAACAGCGGCGGGGCTCTTGCTAATGCCACGGCCGGTACTGATTATCTTGCACCTCCGGCAGGCGCCGCATTGTTGAAAGCCAATTCCGGCGGGGCATTGGCGAACGCAGCAGCCGGAACGGATTATCTCGCGCCAGCGGCTATCGGAACGACAGTCCAAGCCTTCGATGCCCAGCTCTTCAGCAACATCCCGGTCAACTCGCAAAGCGCCGCTTATACGCTGGTCGCGGCCGATGCGCAGAGACAGATTTTGCATCCGTCAGCGGACACAACGGCACGAACATGGACGATTCCAGCTAACGCGAGCGTAGCGTTCCCTGTCGGTACTATGATTACCTTCGTCAATCAGAACGCCGCAGGCGTCATTACGTTGGCGATTACGACTGACACCATGCGCCTCGCCGGTCCCGGCACCACCGGCAACCGCACGTTGGCGGCGAACGGTATGGCGACGGCGGATAAGATCACGACGACGGAGTGGATTATCAGCGGCACGGGGCTCACTTGATGTCGGGCGCAAGTTTTCAAGCACTATTTGAGAAGGGCACCATAGGCATTCCGGTATCGCTCGGCTCGTTCGCCTCGCCATCATCCACGTTCAGTTCCGGATCGCTAACTACTAGCGCCCCCATCGCTGCGGGTGATCTTGTGGTCGTAGGGGTCCATAACAACGCGACGAATACGATTACCGTTTCATCGATTTCAGACGGAACGAACACATACACAAGGGCGACTTCACAAGTTCCGAGCGCCAACACCGAAGTTGAACTTTGGTATTGTTCGAATTGTGTTTCGCTGTCTTCCGGTGCCACGATAACTGTGACGTTCAGCGGAAGCTCTGGAGCGTCATCCGGATTCGTTATCTGTGCAGCGCGGGTGGCTTTTATTATCCCTGTATCCGCACAGGATCAAATCAGCGGCGCGACGGCGGCGAGCGGAACATCCGTAACAACGACAACGCCAGCGTTGAGTCGTGCTGGTGAAATCGTCTTTGGCTATAGTGTCATTGTGGGTACGCCCACGTACACCGGAGCGGCCGGTTTCACCGCAATCAACAGCGGGTCCTCCGTTGGCAATGGCGAATCGTTTCTTGACTACCAAATAGTGAATGCAAGCGCGGCGGTGACGTTCACGCCAACGTGGAACGCCTCGGGCCTCCGTTTAGCAGCCCTGCAAGCAACCTTCAAAGGTTACTAGGGCCGCTGTGTCATGTGCGGTATTTGGCCGTTTTGTGCAATCGCGTCTGTCAGCTTATCGCGGTAGGGGATGATCTCAAATCCAGCCGAATAAAGACGGGCGAAGATATCTAGCGCGTGGGCGTTGGTGGTCTTTCCGTCCCCCATGATCGTTTCGACGATTTTCTGGCGTAGTTGCGGCGTGTCCGCGAAGGCCGTGTAGGCGTTCATCTAATCATCCCTCGGTTGTTTGCGCGGTCAGCAATACCACCCCACCCCCACCGCGATCAACCCGAGCCGCCCCTTAGCAGGGCGGTTTTTCTTTGGAAAAATGAAATGACCGATCTAGTCGCGCTCAAGGTGGCGAATGCAAAACGCTGGCAAAATGCCAAGATCACGCGGGGAAGCACGTTTGCCACGGTCGCTAAGCACCTGACGGCCCCGGATGCCAAGGCCCGCTACAAGGCTGTAGAAGCCCGTACAGGCGTGCCATGGCCGTTTATCGCAGTTGCCCATGAGCGGGAGTCCTCGCAGGACTGGACGGCTTCGCTGGCGCAGGGAGACCCCTGGAACAGGGTTTCTGTGCATGTGCCGGCCGGGCGAGGGCCGTTCATATCATGGGATGACGCCGCGGTTGATGCGCTGATGAACTGTTCGCCCTTCGCTGCTCGTAACAAGGATTGGACGATTGGCGGCACGTTGACGATGCTCGAGCAATACAATGGCCTCGGCTATGCCTCCCGTGGCCGTCCGTCGCCTTATATCTGGTCAGGCACGGATCAGTACGTCTCCGGCAAATACGTCAGGGACGGGGTTTATGATCCGAACGCGATCGATCAGCAGCTCGGCTGTGCCGGGCTCCTGATGGCGATGATGCAGATCGATCCAACCATCACGTTCACAGGCGTGACGATCAAGCCGGTCATCCCCGGCCCTGTGCTTGTGCCGCCCGTTGTCACCCCAGTACCGCCCGCGCCTTCCGGCTGGGCTGCGTTCCTGTCTGCCATTCTCGCAAGCTTCAAAAGGAAATAACCATGTGCTCAACGTCCGCTGTGAGCGACTATTACACCAACACATATCCCGGCCGTCTAGGTCAGACCAATCCCAGTTTGTACCAAGGTCTCGGGTCGCCAATTCCGGTTGTCCACACGTTCGACGCGGAAACCAAGGAAATGATGCGCCAAGCGCTGAAGCTTCTCGACAAGATCGACAAGCGGCTTGGCGACGTTGAATGCCAGGATGCTGCAAAGGCCGCGTTCATGAAATCTCTCGATCTCGATCCTACCAACATCGGAGGCTAACACCATGACTATCTGGATGATCTCAGGCGTTCTCGGCTTCGCTGGCGGCGGCGCGTTCGTGTGGTTCTGCAAGACCTGGATCATGGGTCTTGTCATGAATGCGAACACGCTTTCGGCGAAGCTCCACGCAGAAGCCGACAAGATCAAGGCCGCGGTCTGATGTTGGCAAGGGTCAAAGCCTTCTGCCTCAACTCCCTGACGATAGCGTGGGGGTACGTTCTGGCTTTCGCTGGGGCCATCATGCAGTGCATCGATTCAGCCGCCGATGCACTGGGTGATCCCGGCTTGAAACAGCAAATCACGGACGCGATCGGAGATCCAAAGACGGTTGGCCGCGTTGTTCTTGGCATATCCGTCATCACGATCATTGCCCGGCTTCGTTCGATCAAGAAGGCGGCGTAAGATGTGGCTGAGCATCATGTCGTTCATCGGCGGCCCCGTCATCAAGGGGCTGATCGATGCCTACAACATCCATGTGAAGGCGCAGTCAGCGGATGCGGTTACCGCGGCCAATCTCGCCGGCAAGGAGATCGCTGCACAGACGGCAGAAAACAACGCGATCTATAATCTCAGGATAGCGCAGATTGGTCACCCGTTTGAGCCAGAGAAAATCGCGATGTACATCACACTCGTGTACTACGCGAAGTGCATCATTTGGGACAAGGTTCTCGGGCTCGGTTCTACCGATGTCGTCGCCGGTCCAATTGCGGTTTGGGCTGGCCTCATCATGTCGTTCTATTTTGCCAAACGCGGCGCGGAGAACGTGACCACCATCATTAAGTCGATCCGCAAATGATGATCGATTATACTATTTCAATCGGAAACATCATCGAAATCGGCTCGATTGTAGGCGGCGGAATCCTTGTTCTATGGACGCTAAAGGCGGACGTGGGGACGCTCAAAGTAGGAGCTGAAACATTGAAAGCCGATCTGGAGTCGATGCAAGCCGAGATCAAAAAGCTAGGTGAAATCCTGATTAACCTGGCTGACATTCGCGGCGAAATCCGCGTTCTTGGAACACGCATCACGGCGAACGAGCAAGACATTCGTGAGCTTCGGCACGGCAATGGCTTTGTGACAGGTCCGCGCGGCGTAGATCGCGAATACCCGTGATCCGGTTTCTCATCGTCCTCGCCTTCCTGTCGGCCGATCTCCCTCCCGGCGTCGATTGCAACATGATCCGCAGTTACGTCGCAGAGCATGGACGGGCAAAGGCTTTGGCTTGGGCAATTCGAGAAGGGTATTCGTGGGGACAAATTCGAGAGGCAAAACGATGTCTCAGAACACCATAGACAATCTCATCTGCCTCGCCGTTGGAGTGGCGGTCCTCTGCGGCATGCTCTGGCTGTTCACGCTGCTAAAGACGGTGCTGTGATGAGGAACTTGTTCCCTCCCGGCTACGGCTACCCGAGCGTTGACGATTGGCGAAAGATCAATGCGGAGAACGCCAGACCGCGCTGGGTTTGGCTCAAGAGGATTTGGCGCGCGTTGCGCCGGATGTGATCCGCCGGACATTCCTTAACCGGCGGTGACTACCAGAGCCATTCACAGTGGTCTCTGTTTGACGCCCTCCCGACTTTGGCCGTCGTATCCTTTAGGGGATGCGGCGGCTTTTTTGTTTCGGTCAGCCGCGCAGACGTGCGGCGGGGGCTTCATCTATAACGGCACCTCGAACGCCCGACTCTACGCAAAAATATATTCTCTTGTATTTGGCTACAGTCTTACGGTTCACGCCAGCTAACTTCGCTATTTTGCGAACACTCATGTCGGTGGGAGCATAGCAAAAAATAATTTCAACCTTTTCTCGTAAAATAAGATTCACGTCACGCTCCCGGTGTCTGTTGGCTTCTTAGCCGCCTCTACGCCTTCAAATGCCGCAAGGATGATCGGCTGCGCCTGTCGGATGACAGCCCGCTTAAGCCGGGCGGCCATGTGCTCGCGCTGGAAAAGCTTGTAGCTTTCCGCCATGTCCGCAACAATCAGGTCTGCGGCTTCCTCTGCGAACCGTTTTGAGACATGCCAAATCTCATTCTCGCACTTCTCGCCGCGCTGATAGCTGTGTCCGCACTCGCACTTAACAAAGCAGTCGCATCCCGGCGGCTTCCCGCACGCAGTGCATTTCCATTTCACGTTGGCGAATAAATGGTTCATCAACCGCGCTCCAAATCATCTATAAATATAGACCATTTCGCGATTCTGTGATAGCGTTGTGAAGTTAAGGCTCCACAATAATCCTGACCGACTTCCTCAACGCCGCAACTCGTTTCGCCTCATCTAATGCATCTGGATACGTTCGTTGCTTGTCATCCAGGTTTAAAAAGTGGTCCTTGATCGTTATCGTGTCGGATACCAGAACAAAGCACCAGAACTTGCGGCCGACTGGTTTCTGTCCGTGCTCTCGCTCGTAACGGGTGGTGTTGACTTCGATGTCTGACATCAGGTCGGTTTCTTCTCCCAAAGCTTCGGTCCAGGAACTAAGCTCTTCCGATATTCCGGATCGACAACATATCGCTCAGCTTCCGCCCGATCCGAAAAGTACTTCACGCCGATTCCATTGCACGTCACCTCGAACCATCCCTCCGGGAAGTCAGTAGGTCCGACTTCATAGGCTTCGTTCGGGTCGTTATCGGGATCGAGTTTGAAGGGCATCCCGGCATTTTAGATCGGGCAGGGGCGGGAGTCATCCTTGGCCAGCAGCGCCGAACCCCTGGTCCCATTCCCCAAAGAACATAAAGCCGCAACGGGAGCACCGCGTTCCGGTCCACATGAAGCCATTGTGCGGCACTCTCAGATCCATGTGATCGGCCTCGCACACGGCCCTTTCCGCTAGTCTCTCGGCAAGCTGCTGTTCGTCCATTGGGGGACTCGCTGTAATCGCTTAGGTGCGCTGTAGGGGGAAGCGACCCTTGATGCGCTCCCAGTTGGCCGCTCTGACGTACATCATGTGCCCCACGCGAGACATCAGAACGTCATTCGGGCCTAGCGCCTCAAGGACATCTTTTGGAATCCTCGGGTCTGCATTGGCGTCGTCGTCGGGGACGACTTCAACTCGTGTTCCAAACATTGGGTTGTCCTCACTGCTCAACACCGCTGGACCCCTACTGGCCGAGCACTTTGTAGACGTAGCTGTTTATCTGCTTTAGCCGGTCGATCGCGTCGTCGCCCGTCATCAGGGATGGCGTGAGGGTCTGGCAGTCCCGCACCGCCACCTCCAGTTCCTCGATGCGCCGCTCAGCCGCTAGCCACGCTTCATGGGCTCGAGTTGCCTCATCGCACATCGGAAGCCCATCGGCTCAACGTGCGACGCGACGGCTCCTTACGGTCCAGCCACGCGGGCGAGGCATCGACCTCATCGCCAGTCTCGCAATCAACATCGACCGCACCCGTTCCTTCGCATTCCGGGCAATCGACGCCGTTGTCCATCGGGTCGCCGTTGCACCCGTCGCTATGGATTTTTCCGTTCCCGTAGCAAAAACGGCATTCAGCTTTCGTCACGATCATTTCATGTCCTCCGGTTTCGGGTTCAATTTCACGCAAAGCCGCATCGTTTGATCCTTTGGGAATCCGCGCGTCCACCAAGCGGCAAAATCCGCGCCCTTTGACAGCGGCCCAGGAGGCGTCGGTATAGCGACCTTAGTCCGCAACTGCTCAATTTCCGAAATAGCCTCATCAAGCAACTTCCGACCCTCCGCCCAATCCGGCGAGTGCAAAAACGTCTTTTGCGTGCAAGCCTTCGCTTCACGCAGGCGGTCTACGATATCGGGCATTGTCGGTTCTCCGTCGCAGACGCATTCGGGGATCATGTGAAGGCATCGCTTCGCTTCGCGGCAGGACGCATCATGCGACTTCCGAAGCCATCAAGTTCCACCAACGGCCACCCACCTGAACGCGCAGGATGTGCGCGCCGAAATGACGGTAATCGGTCCAAGCGGCGCACTTGCCGGCGGCAAACAGGGCAGCTCCGACTTGCTTGGCTTCTGCGGCGGTATTGAACTTGGCCATGACGATCTCCCTTGCTGATGTCACCAATATCGTATATATGTTTTCCATTGTCAATAACATATGTACGAAATAATCGCATGGGACGAAAAAAACTTTGGACTGACCGGCTAACCCTGCCGCTGACCGCTGAAACGGTAGAACGGATGGATGCTGCGCTGCGGGATGGCGAGGCCCGGCTGGACTTGATTCGGGAAGCCATCGAAAAGGAGCTAAAGCGGCGCAAGGCATAGGGCAGCGTCCATGCCCCACAGGATACGAAGGCGGAAAATATGGTCAGTCGCCTCCCATTTAGTTTTGAATGAGCGAACGACTCCGTTGCATGTGACGACATATGGGTATGTCATGTTAGACCTCGAACGGTGCCATCAGGCAGTATTTCAATATCTCCGAGCGATTCTGACTGAAGGATTGATTCAAGCTCCGAGATCGTAGGCTTCGCGTCGCGGACGGCGAAGTAGACGGCATAGACAATCGCCGCGTCCTTCGTGTCCTTCCCAAACTTTACGCGGGTCTCCCGGAGTGCGGCGACGCCGGCCGCTAGTTGCTCATTTGTGAGTTGCATTTGTCGCTCCTATTCACGCCCGCGCGGGCAATAGTTCCAGTGTTCGACGGGGCAACTACCGACCATCCCCTTAGTGATTTTGCGTCCGCACTGACGGCAGCGCCTTGGCTTCTTCTCTGGTTCCGGCTTGTCAGGTTTGCGCGGTTTCATGCCTCAGTCCCCCGGTGTTCGGTCAGCGGTTCGGTAGCGCGGCGTACTTCGCGCGCTGGATTGCGCGGTTCGTGATGCCGGCGCGTTCCTTATTCAATTTCAGCCAGCGCGCCTTGGCCTTGTCGGCGGCGTCTAAGGTCGCCAGTTCTTCTGTCGTTAAGTGGGATCGCCAGTCCCATTTCGCCTTTCGTTTCTCGTACACGGTCAGTCCGCGCTTTCTGCCAGGGAGCCGCCTAGATTGACTGGCAGGCACGATAGGCGCTGCCTGCACTTCTCGGGGCAGCACCGGGAGCAAACGTCGGCGCCGCACGGGTGGTCGCCCTGCGTGGCCTCACAGCCGCCGTAGAAACGCTGGACAGCAACTTCCTTTATCTTGCCGTCAACAGCCTCCAAACGCTTCCCGTGCAAGCGCATCCATCTCCCGCATTCAAAGCATTGCAGGCGTGGGTTTGCTGAGCCTCGATCTAGTACCGTCATGCCGCGCTCCCTCGATCCCCATTCGTCACTTGCGACGCCACGGCGGCGGCGTCCGTTGTGTCCACTTGAACCAAAGAACCGGGATGCCGCCGTACAGGCCGATCATGATCTCGACGTGCCAGTCCCAGATCCATTTGAGCTTGGTCATATTCATCCTCACGCGTCCCTACGCGTCCTTTACGGCTTGAATGACTAACGGTTGTCGTCCTAAGTGCCCATTCTGCCTATGTTTTTAGAAATTCATCGCCATGAATAACAGGCAGTGAACTAGGGCAAATTCAGCAATCAAAACAACAACCGTTAGTCGGATTTAGTCATCTCCGGTTTTTGGTCTGTTCCGGCTCTCAGATCGAATTTTCATGCTCTTGGCGTTCGCCTCGGCTTGGCTCCTATCATAGTCCGAGGTCTGGGAAATATCGCTGTGGGTGGCGGCGTGCCGGACAAACTCAATCGGGACACCGGCCTGGATGGCTTCCGATATTGCCCCGCTGCGCGAATCCATATTCCAGATATTCAATGGCACCCCGGCCTTGTTGGCAACGAGCCGCCATTTGCGGCGATATTCGTTCCCGGTCCATGGCAGGCCGGTGGTGTCGCAGATCACGATCGGCCCCGAGGCCGGCAGCAGTCCGCGGTTGACCGTGACCTTCTTGGTGATCTCGTCCACCACTACAAGCGGCTCCCCGCCGGCAATGAACTGAAACTCGGCCAGAACCATAGGCGCTAGCTTCAGGTCGATCTCGGTCAACTTCTGCTTCTTGCTGGTGATGTGGCGCAAGATCAGCTTGTCATCGATCTCCTGCCAGACGACGCCGCGGAGCCACTTCACGTCCCGGGCTATCGTGGCTGACATCCCGGGCTCTGCTAGTGGCACCCATTCTCCAATCACGTCCTTCTGCCGCAGGGTGCCCTCAAACTGGAGGGCCTGCCCCAGGCCGATCGAGGGCCAACCAAAATGATCATGCGCCGTCTTGATAATGGCGGTCGCATATTCATAGGTCACGCTGACGCCGCGGGCCGTCGTGCCCGGGAAGCGCATCTTGGTCATGACGCTGCAAAGCCGCTCGCACTCGGGATCCTCAAGCAACGTCGCGCCAAAGCTGAAACACGCTCGGAGTTGACGAACGAAAGACGATGCAGTTGCCAGATGTAGCCCGCCGCTACTCCAGTCCTCGTGCCAAGTGAGCAGCAGGCGGGCCTTGATCTCGGATATCTTCACCTCGCCGTGGCGCTTGGCGATGCGCTTGAGCATGCTGTCCCGGCTCTGGCGAACGTGATAGCGGTTCTTCGCGTAGGGCGAAGCCGAGTCCGTCCGGTAGCAGTGGATCAGCGAAGTCAGATTGCCGGTGAAGTGGTCCGGCAGCGGTTTCTCAGGCGGCGGCAATTCCTTCCCCCAGGTCAGCATGTCGAACTGCTGGTGCTGGCAACGCTGGATGATGTCGGCGGCCATCCGCTCGTCGAGCTCAGCGCCGGACCAAAGTTCAATGTGCTTGGGACGATAGCCGGCCTTGATCTTATCGGTGCGGGCGAGCCACGTTGCGACCCATTCGCCCTTCCGGTGACGCTTCCGCCAAACAAGCCCAGGCGCCGGCTCTGGGAGCCGCGGCGGGTGATCTTCATCGGTCATGGGAACCCCTTTGATTTGGTTTAGAGGGGTCCATGGTAAGCCCGTTGTGCCTGTCCAGCCACGTTTTCACGGCCGGCCAGTACCTTCTTCCCCCGAATAAGGGGGACTTTTTAGGGAAATTGTAGTTCTTTTCGAGTCCGGGCAGCATGGACCGCATCACCTTTACCGGGACGCCAATGCGCCGGATCAGCTCTGCATCACTAAGATACAGCTTGTCCTTTTCGCGCTCTAGCGTCTCGGTGGCGGGTGCGGTCATTAGCGGCAGATCCTCGGTGTATCGGTGACTAACGGTTCGTTTCGGGTGGTGCTCCGACAACAGCGCTAGCCCCGCCCTCAATCACTTTTAGCTGCGGCTTGCGGGGCTTCTCGGCAGATGGCGCGGTATCTCCCCACAGCAACGGATCATCATGCTTGAAGCCCATCGCTTCGTTCGCAAAGACTTTGAGGGCTTCGAGGTAGCCGCGCTGAAAGTCAGTATCGGGCGGATCGACCGTGAACAGGCGCAACGCCGCTTGCATATAGTCGTTCACGCCATTCATGTGACCTGCCGCACCCTCAAGCATTTGGAGCGCGGTTTCCAATGTCTGCTTTGTGGTTTCACGCTCATCCATTGCCAGACTCCGTTGGTGAGGACACAGCAAGTGCCCGTTCGGCTTCTTTTCTCCAAACGTCGATCACTCGGATTCCGCCATCGGCGGCCAGATCCTCAGGATCGTTGTCGATCAGGCACCGCACCAAATCTTCAAGCGTTTTGATGTAGCGAATTTGCTGGGCAGTTGTCATGCTGCGACTCCGGCCAGTTCTGCCTCAAAGCGCCTCGCTGCGATCTCGCAATAGCGTTCCTCAAACTCGCATCCGACAGCCGCGCGCCCCTCGAGGGCCGCCGCAATCAAGGTGCTGCCGCTACCGGCAAACGGGTCATAAATGATCTCGCCCATGACGCTGCTGCTTTCGATAAGCTGGCGAAGGATGTCCACGGGCTTTTCGGTGGGATGGTGCTTCACGCGACCGCTGATGGCCCTCATACTTCGCACAACGCTGCCTTTGCGGAGGCGGGCCGATAGATTGCCGTAGCCCTTCTCGCGGTTGGCTTTGCTCAATTCGCTGGTGGCAAAGTTGATGTTTTCGTGCTGCGGACCCCACGGCTGGGTAAGGTCGCCCATACCGATAACACCTTTGTCCCAGATGATTTCCGTGAAGTCACAAAGGTTGAGACTGGTCAGGGGCAGGCGGGTTCCGAAGATATAGACGTGCCGTCCTCGCCGCAGAGACTTCAGGACGTGAGCGAGCCTTGCAGTCGTGCCCGCTATGTCGTCGTCGCCCTTGATCGGTCCCCAGAGGTCGGATTTCCCGCTCTTGAACTCCTGCCCATATGGTGGGTCCGTGACAAGTAGATCGCAATCAACCTCGATCTCGGCACAATCGCCGTGGTACAGGGCTACACCTTCGCGAGAATAATAGGGCTTCATTTGCCGCCCTCGCAGTGACCCACAGC